GTTCAGTAGTAACAACAGCAGGTTGTACATTCACAGCACCTTAATAATAATATAAAAAAAACAATAAAAAAATGGCAACAACAAACACAGTATCTAGTAATTATGCAGGTAAGGTCGCTGGTGGTATTATAGGAGCAGCTTTTAAAGAAGCCGACACTTTACGATTAGGACTTTTAACGGTAGCAGAAAATGTAAACTATAAATATAATCTACGTAAAATCGCTTATGCTGATGGTACTACGGATTACGCTTGTGGATTTACTCCAGGTGGAACTTTCACAGGAAGTGAAAAAGTTATTACTCCTTCAAAAGTAATGAACTCTTTTCAAATCTGTAAAGAAGATTTCAGACAAACTTGGTCAGAAGATGGTATGGGAGCAAGTGCTTCAAATCCTAATATGGCTAGTGATATTCTAGAAGCAATCACAACAGAGGTATTAGCTTCACAGGCTGCAAAACTCGATTCTGATATATGGGCTGGTCTCGCAGCCACCGATGGATCTTTTTCGGGGCTAATTGAGCAATTCGGAAACGACTCATCAATTATAAAAGATGGTAACGGTGTAACTGGGCCTGGACATAGTGTAACAGAATCAACAGTAGAGGCAGATTTAAAACTCGCACTAGCTGCCGTTCCGATTGCACTTAGAAGAAAAGATTTAGTGGTAGCTGTTTCAAGTGATGTATTCCAAGCGTATAACTTCTATTTAATTTCCAAAGGGATTGCGTGGAATGGTACGACAGATGACAAACGGTCGAAATTTGGACGTTACACTTTAACAGAAGTAAACTCGCTGCCAGATGATACGATTGTAATTTATGAGAAATCAAATATTGTATTTGCGACAGGACTTCAAGGAGATCACAATGAGTTGAAAGTAGTTGATGAAGATGAAATTTCTTTATTGACTGGACTCGTGAGAGGAAAAATTGTTTACAACGCAGGTGTTGGGTACTATAACAGCGCAGAGATTGTATGGTTATTGCTAACCACGTAGATAGTTTTAGGAAAGGGAGGTTTAACCGCCTCCCACTTAAACTATTATTAACATTTAAAACATAAAAAATGGCGTGTGCATTAACAACAGGACGAGCAAAAACAACGTGTAAAGATATACTTGGTGGTAATTCTACCATATATCTTTTCAACGAGCAAGCAGACCCATTTACGGTATCTGCAACAACGAACGAGGCGACAGCTATAAACGCCTCTATAACGGCTGTGTGGGAATACCCTTTAATGGGTGACACCAACACTTTAGAGCAAAGTATGGTAGGTGAGAGTGCGAACTATACTAGAGTGAATACTCAAACGCTTTCAGTACAATTACCAAAAATGAGTGTAGCGGATAGTGCGGAGTTTAATATTCTAGCAGCTAGTTTCGCTATGTGTGTGGTAAAGGACAGAGTAGGAAACTACCACGCTTTAGGAATTACAGACGGTATGGATTGGACGGTAGTAGGAGCGACAGGCGGAGCGAAAACGGACGCTAATGGTTGGACTATAACAGCAACAGCACAAGAGGCTAAATTAGCACCTATGTTAGATTCTGCGACTGTAACAGCTTTACTAGCTTTATTACCTTAAATATTTGGTTTAGTTTTCATAATTGGGAAGAGCCTTTCAGAAATGGAGGGCTTTTTTTATACTCAATAACAACGATATAAAAAGTAGAATACTTATCAGTAGAATGATATAGATAGCACCTATTAAGTATTTAATCGTTTTCATACGTGTATACTTTTTACTTTTAAATTATACGTATAAGTATAAAAGGTGATGATATACGGAAGTTATGTGTAGTTTGTGAATGATATATCATACCTTATCGGGTATAGTTTTAGTGAATGAATGACTTATCATACCCCTTCGGGTATAAACTACTCATAACAACGTATATAAAAAATGCAATATACTGCACTAAATACCTGTTTTTCCACGCAAATACCTGTTTTTCCATAAGTGAGTGTATTTCAATGCACTTTTCATATACAAACCGTTAGCAAACATTAAAACGTTCACTAACCACAAATTTAAACTAAATTTCCTTATAAAACAAATAAAAAATAACAAAAACACGATATTTTTGTTATTATAGTATGAAAGTAGTAGCACCAGGAACAGCAACATCTTATTCTTTAGAGCTTATACCTAGATTCTATCCTTGTACTACGGTGGTAGTATCTTTATACAACGAAGCGGATAGAGAAGTAACGACACCAACGAGTACTTATTCTATCGTTGACGGTATTATGAAAGTAAACTTTACTTATACTTTTGTAAATAAAGATAGGTATCAGATAAAGATAACAGATACAGCTTCAGACGTTGTGTACCGTGGGATAGTACGTTGCACAGACCAAGAAAGTCAAGATTATAAAATAACAAACGGCATATACGTTTATGAATGATATAAGATTATTTCAGTTTAGTAATTACGTTAGACCAGCTTTACAAGTAAATAAGCAGAAAGACTGGGTACTTAACGGTAAAAAAAACGAGTTCTATCAGTACATTATAGATCGCAACAACGGAAGCCCGACAAACGCAAGTATAAACAAGAGCTACGCAGATTTGATTTACGGGCGTGGCTTAAACGCAAAAAACGCTAGGACTAATCTACAAGATTGGGCTAAATTAAAAACTATTTTAAAGCCTAAAGATTTACGTAAAATTATATCCGACTTTCAAGTATTTGGTGGTGCTTCGTTTCAGGTTATAAAAACGAAAGGAAACGAGCTATCTAGTATAACTCACATTCCAAAGCATTTAGTAGTGCCAGCGATTGAAAACGAGGACGGTGAGATAGAGAACTATTGGTTTTGTAGAGATTGGAGTAATACTTTTAAAAACATACCTGAAGCGTTCGATGCTTACGGTAACGGTACGAAAGATGAAATATACGTTATCAAACCCTATACGGTAGGAGGTGAATACTTCGAGCAACCAGATTACATTAGTGGACTGATGTATGCGGAGATGGAGGAGGAGATTGCGAACTTAAATATTTCTTCGATACGTAACGGACTTAGCGCAGGGTATATTATAAACATTCCCGATGGCAAGAGCTTAACAGATGAAGAAAAAGACGACTTCGAGCGTAAGATAAAGCAGAAACTAACAGGTAGTAGCAACGCTTCTAATTTTGTGCTTTCATTTAACGGTAGAGATGTAGAGGTAACTATTATTCCTTTCCCTACTAACGAGAATATCCACAAGCAGTGGGAAACGTTAAACGAAACGGTAAGCCAAAAACTACTAACAGCACATAGAGCGACTTCACCTAGTTTAGTAGGTATTATTTCAAGTTCAGGGTTTAGCAATACAGCCGATGAGATGGACACAGCAGAGGGGCAGTTAATGAAGCGTGTAATACAACCTAAACAACAAGAGATTTTAGACGCTTTAGAGGAGGTTTTAGTAGATAACGGTATAAACCTAGATCTTTACTTTGCACCGCTTACAGAGGTCGTGGAAACGCCCGTAGCGATGTCTGAACATAAACACGAAGTGCCAAACGTGGATTCATTGATACAATTAGGTGAAGATTTTAACGAAGATGATTATGATATAGTAGAAGATGAGCGATGCGATGTTATAACATTAAAAGAAAGTGATTTAAACACTACTTTTAAATTTGCAAGCGTTCCTGTTACACCTCGTAAAAATTCAGACCAAGATACAAGCCTTTTTAAAATACGTTATAAGTATGCAGGTAGTGATTCAGGACAAAGAGATTTTTGTAAGAAAATTATAAACGCTAATAAATTATATAGAGAAGAAGATTTAAACTTTAAGTCTGTTTATAATGAGGACTTCGCACCAAGCGGTTCGAGTTCTTATAATGTATTTTTATATAAAGGAGGCGTGAATTGTAAACATTGGTGGCAACGAGTTGTGCTACTTAAAAAAGATAACGGGCAAATAAGCGTAAACCAAGCTAGAAAAATGATTTTAGAGTTAGACCCTAAAGATAGAAAAGATGCTATGTGGGAAGCTAACGATAAAAAGGTAGCACAAGCGGCAAGTCCTTTTAATAATTGGTGGAGCTTACAACCAGGATATAGAACTATTTAAAATGGCAGAAACATTATTTATAACACCAGCAACTTTAACCGAAACCACTATACTGGGCGGAAATATAGATACGGACAAATATACGTTCTGCGTAGCTGACGCACAGATAAGCGTGATAGAGCCACTTTTAGGAACGGAGCTATACGATAAGATGGTAACAGACTTTCCGACGTTTGCAGGGCTTTACAGTACGCTTTACACAGACTACATACAACCGATAACGAAACACGCTGCGATTGCTAGTTATATTTCTATCGCTAGTTATACATTAGCTAACGGAGGTTTATTTAAACATAGCCCAGAAAACGCAGAGGTAGTCGATAAAGAGGAGGCACAATTTTTAAGCGATAAGTATAGTGCGTTAGCTCAAATGTACATTAAACGTTTTGAAAAATGGATATGCGAAAACAAAGCTTCTATTTCAGAGTATAAACGATCGCAAACCGACGGAGTAAACGCACAAGATATTAAACTCACCGCAGGCTGGTATTTTAGTGGCAGAGGTGATGCTAAAACAGAAGATGAATTATGGGGCTAACGAAAGGACTAGAAAAGCGAGGAAAGGACTTGATTGCTTCCGTTAATAAGGTGTATTTATTCCCTTATACGAAGTATTCGAGGTCGCAGATAACGATATCAGGGCAGTATGTAACGGTATTTCCCGCTACTACGGTTTTTGATATGCATTCTACTACGACAAATTACAGCGAAAGTACCGAAGTAGAGGGTGGAGATATTGCTTTTAATCAGAATTTTACGCTTGAATTTCCTAAAACGGAGGCGGTAAGCGAGATTTATAAGCTAGTTAAACAAAATTATCGTGCTATTTACATAGATTATCTAGGAAATATCAGGATTTTAGGGCTTTGGAACGGACTAGAAGCGCAATTAACCAACGAAACAGGAAGCGATAAAGCAGGATTTAACGGCTATAAAGTGAATTTCACAGGAAAGGAAGATAATCAGGCTTATTTTATTAACAATTTAAGCGACACAGGTATAACAATTTACAATATTAACAACTATGTTTTCCAGTCAGGGTGCAATTATGTGTTCCAAGACGGTAACAATTACATTTATAACTAATGGCAGATATCAAATTAACATCAATAACAGAAGATACCGCACCGTCACAACAAGATTGGATTCATACCGTCGATGTAAGTGCTAGTGCTTTAGGTACTTCTAAGAAGTCAAAGATACAATCTATACTAGCACAAGTACCATCGACTAACGATATGGTAGTTCCTAATGGAATTATTAGAGGCGGTATTGTTCACCAGTCAGGAATGATTTTTAATTGCTGGGCCACAAAGTATATTATAAACAATCAGGTTTATACTACTAACGTAAATGAGCAGATAACGCTATCAGCAGCCGATGTTTCTAACCCTAGATGGGATGTTATTTCTGTGAGGGTAACACAATCAGAGCCTCCAGTAGTTTCTATTGAAGTAACAGAGGGAACGCCAGCAGCTTCACCCGTAAAGCCTACGTTAGACCTAACAACCGATGTAGAGCTTTCTAGTAGAATAGTGCTAACAGGTGAAACAACACCTGCTGAAGTAACAACAGAGGTAGTTTACAACGAGGACGCACAAGAGCCGACAGAATGGGACAATACAAGCATACCAACTGGAAGCATAATGGGTGACGAAACCGACCCAAAGGTAGGAACTAAGTCTGCGACGCTAATTGCAACAGCAGCAGATACGATGGAGTTTACAAAAGCGACTGACTACACATACGATCCTACGGAAACACTTGCTTTTTATTATAGAATTACGGACGGTGGAACGACATTTAAAGCAAATGAAAGTAAAATAAATATAAAACTACGAAAAGGAAGTGATTATTATCTGTATGGAATTAACGTAGACGCTTTACCAAATATCGGTTTAAAGTTTTCAGCGACAGGATGGCAATTACTTTCAATACCACTTTCAGAGTTTCAAGGTACTAGCGAGTTTAGTGCTTTTGACGAATTAGTTTTTGAGTTTATAAACACGCCAGCGATGGAGTTTGATTGGATTGTATTCCAGTCAGGATTAGGTACACCGACAAACCCACTACCATCTAAAGAATCGACACCTAACACTACAACTTCAAATCTTTTAACTAAAAAAATAACACTAACAGCAGCACAAATTAAAGCGATAGGAAGTACACCGATAACAGCAATACTAGCGCCAGGAGTAGGTAAATATATTAAAGTACTAAATGCTGATGCTTGGTTGACTTGGAATAGTGTAGCTTTTGATAATAATTTTTTATATATACGAACAGATGGTGCTACTAATTATCAAATAAAAATAGGAGATGGTTTTACTTCATTCCTTAGCCAAACAACAGATACTAATACTTGTGGGAGTTTGGTAGATACATCTAATTCCAATAATAGATTTATAGCAAATACTAAAGTAGTTATAGATGGTGTAGATTCAGTTGCGACTGGTGACAGCACTATTGATATTTACATAACTTACGAAATAATCACTTTATAATGGCAAGTATAATACAAAGAGATTTAAAAGATAGAGTAAAGAACGATACGTTTAGAAGTGTGGTATTTACAATAGACGACGCAGGAACTCCTATCGACTTGACAGGCGTTACGATACAGATTCAGTTTCGTTATCGCTGTAAGACAGGAACGATAGTAAAGGACGTTAGTACTGCTGCTGGAATTACGTTAAGCGATCCTACGGCTGGAGAGTTTACACTAGACGCTTTTACTCCTGTGGATTGGGAAGTAGGTACGTATTATTACGATGCACAGATAACGTTTACAGATTCAACAATACGAACTTATTTTTGGGGTAACGTAAAAGTACTCCAAGATGTAACAGATAGTTAGATGGCAGAAGCAATAAATATAACGTTAGACGATAGTCAGGAAACGGTAACAGCGGTTCTTGGTACGGGTATAACAGCAGCAGAACGAGCAGCGATAACAGCGAACACAGCAAAGGTAACGAACGCCACGCATACAGGCGAGGTAACGGGTGATGGTGCTTTAACGATTGCTTCTAATATCGTAGACGAAGATAATCTAAAGTTAGACGAAGCACCTACAAACGACTACGTACTAACAGCGGATAGTGCTAAAACGGGTGGTATGAAATGGGCAGCAGCAGCAGGTGCAGAAACTATTTCTTCAATCGTAGCAGGCGAACCCACAGGAAGCGATGTAGTGCCAAACGTGGTTAGTTTAACCCAAGCCGAATATGACGCAGGAACGCCAGTAGCAGGAACTTTTTACATCATTACAGATGCAGCAGCTAGTGGTGGTGGTACGGAGTATCAGGTTTATAGGTTTTTTGGTAATTCAGATGCGAGTAATGCAGATAATTGGATGGCAAGACAAAACAATGTTAATGAATGGGCAACAAATACTGGGGTAGTTTATGGTAATAGTATTTTAACTATAAGTGAGAACTATTTAGATTCAGGGTTCTGTATAGGAGTAGCAAGAAAAGACCAAACAATAGAGAGTTTACAGATTCATTTGCAATATGATGGAGGTTCTGCTACTGATTTTAAAAAAATAGCAATAGTAAAAGCAACTTTTAATACAGAACATACAGAAGTTACAGCAAAAGCAGTTTTATATGAGGGACTTCCTACTAAAGTAAATGGTATTATGGAAGTACCAACAGGGGATTTTGCAAGCCTTTCATTATCTAAAAATGATGAAATATATGTTTTTATAGCAAACAGTAGTTTTGGAGATAGATATTTAAACTTTCAAATGGTTTCTACAATAGATTAATATGGTAGTATATACAATTTTAAACAACGGAATAATAGGAATACGGAACGAGGATATAAACTACGTTTTACAACCTAACGAAAGAAGTTCTACTATATGGTATCAAATACCGTTCTATAATATAGCAACCGATGAAGTTGAGGAAAGCATTACACAAGCACAAATAGACGAAAGACTAGAGCTAGAAGAAAAACAAACAGTAGCACAACTATTAGCACAGTTTGAAAATGACGGTAAAGCGTTCTTTCACGAAATTAGAGTATTAGTAATGTACCACTATAATAAAGGTACTATAAACCAAACACAATTTAACGCTATAAAAGACATTCTACGACCCGCTATTGCACCGTTATTAATTGGTGAGTGGGATCAGGCTAAAATAAATGTCGATGCTTTAAATCGACCTAGTGGAGTGCTAGGTAACTTATATGACTTTGTAAAGGGTGGAATAGACGATTATTTATTATGAGTGTAAAACTACATACAACAGATATTAACGCTACCAACTTATCGACGGTAACTATAAATAAAATATACTTAGGCGGTGTATTAGTTTACGGTAGTGAGTAATAAAATAAATATTAAAATAAATAAAAATGAAATTATACATAGACACAACAGGAGAATTAGTATTAGATAATGGATGGGAGTATAGATATCCCGCATTTTCTGAAATACAAAGAATTAAAATAGATAGCGATTATCTAAGACTAGAAAGTATTGCTACTAATAGAATATTATTAGACACTACGATTTACAGCGATTTAGAAAATAGTGGCGGTACACCTTACGCAAGTTTTGCAGCATTAAAAACGGCTTTGGATTCTTATTTTGATGACGTAGCATAAAACTAAAATATGTCAAGACGAAGGAAAATATTACTAGGAAGTTTATTCGGTGCTTTAGCTGACTATCGAACGAGGGTAAAAGCAGACGGGGGTGTAGTAGAAGCCTTGACGTGTGCTAATTCGTTAGATGCAGACGTTGTTATGATACCTAGCGGGTATAAAGCTACTACGTTGTATAGTCAGATAGGAACGGACGGTGTGGATGACTTCGACGTAGCACGTAACAGTATTGCAACGAGGGTTAATAAATCGGGATTGATTGAAGAAGTTGCTATTGATGTACCAAGATTAGATTATAGCGATGGTGCTTGTCCTGTTTTACTTACAGAACCACAGAGTACTAATTTGGCTACTTATAGTGAGGATTTTAGTGATGCGACTTGGGGAACACCAAGACAATCAACGATTGAAATTAATTCAATTATTTCACCGAGTGGAGTTTTGAATGGAACTAAATTAGTAGAAGATAGCAGTATTAATGTACATTATATTAGACTTGGGACAACTCCTACTATAACTATTGGTATTCAATATACTGCATCTTTCTTTGCAAAGAAAGGGGAGAGAAATTTTTGTGTAATAGATAATTACAATCAAGCTAATTCACAAACAATATTTAATTTAGAGAATGGTACGATAGGAGCTGATACATCCGATTCTTCAAGTATTACACATATAGGCAATGGGTGGTATAAATGCTCAAATACATATACAGCTACTCAAACGGGTGCATTCACAGGTATTGGAGTAGCTTTAAATTCAACAACGCAAAACTATCAAGGCGATGGCACAAGTGGTATCTACATTTGGGGCGCACAACTAGAAGCCTTATCCTACCCAACTTCATACATCAAAACAGAGGGTGCTACGGTAACTAGGTTAGCTGATGTTGTTAATAATGCAGGGGACGCTACTTCGTTTGCAGATGCAGAGGGTGTTTTATATATCAATTCAAGTGCGTTATTTGATTCGCTTTCAGATAGGGTTATTTCTATAAATGACGCTTCTTTAAATAATAGAATTTATATATCTTATTCATCTACTACAAATCAAATAGCAGTAGATGTTATTGATGGTGGCGTAAGTCAAGCGTCAATGACGCATACATTAACAGATGAAACAGATTATTCGAAAATAGCTGTGAAATGGAAAGTAAACGATTGTGCTTTATGGGTAGATGGTGTTGAAGTAGCAACGGATGCTACTTGTACGATGCCTAGCGGTTTAGCCGATTTATCTTTTAACGATGGGAATAGTGCAAATAATTTCTACGGAAAAACAAAAGCATTAAAAGTATATCCATTTTTAAACGACACGCAACTATTAGCACTAACAACAACAGGAGAGATATGATACAGTTATTATTAAGTACGGTTGTAGATGTTTACGCAATTAGAGATGCAGAAAACGGATTAACTTTTCAAGCAATTACAGTTTCAGAACTAGAAAATGGTTGGTTAGTGTTAGTAAACGAACCTGATGATTTTGATGATATAGAATTAGCTATTGAATCTATTGACGATGTTCAGGTAATAGGTTCTTATAACGAGGACGGAACGCAATACATATACGGAAACCCGAACAGAAACCATACGATTGAAAAGTATCACGGTAAGCTAAAGCCTAAAAAGGTATTTAACGAGCAAACGCAACAATTTGATGATGTGCCTTATACTCTTGGAGAAGCACTAAATACGCAAGTTAATAAAGTGTACGGTTGGAATAATAGAACTTTAGAATGAGAAATATTTGGGCGGTTTTAAGATGGTTACTACTAGGCGTTATGTTTGGCTTAATGGCTTTGCTTGGAATATTATCATTCCCTATAGTATATCCGCTTCAAGCATTTTGGCGTAGAAATAAATATAGCTTCGGATGGTTCTTTTTAGATGATTCTGAAAAAGATTTAATTTCTAATCTATACGGTGATGAAGGTTGGAGAAGATCAAACGGAATAAATATAGAAAATTGTAATTGGTTACAACGTTCTTACGTAGCTTTTAGATGGATGGCACTAAGAAATCCGTCTTGGAACTTTAAGTTATGGGTAGCACCTAAAAAAGGTATTCCGTATGATATAAAAGTAATAACAGATAAAGGTGATGGAGGTGCATTAACTTTTAGAAATCATACTAAATTTGGGAAACAATATGCTTTTTTTACAGTAGATGGCAGAAGATATTTTAGATACTCAATTTCTAAACACGTTAAATTACTTTGGATTTTCAAACGTCATTGGATTGTACAGCTAGGAAGTTCAAATGTGAGATACATTTATAAATGCAAATGGAGTAGTAACAAAAAAACAAGATTAATACTTACGTAGCTAATAA